TACTGTGACCGTCAATATTTACGCTGCTGATACTAGCAGCTGCGAAGGTCCTACCCTACTGGTTCAGGTCACCTTCGACTCAAGTGGTAACCCTGATATCGTGATGGTTGGTGAGTTAACCAGCACCACGGTTGATGAGGACAACAGCATCTTCAACAATGATACTGGGGCAGTCACAGTTACATTGGTTGATGGATCACTGCTGCCTGCTGGTGCATTTGCAACCGTTAGTTATGAGTTCGATCTTGAGAATAACCCCTTCCAACCGGAAGTGACACTCTCGATCGACTCAGACAGCGTGAGTGCACTGACTCGTAAGTTGAAGACATCATGGTCATTGGAAGCTGCTCAGGATCTGAAGAGCGTTCACAATATGGATGCAGAGGCTACATTGACTGATCTGCTTGGTGATGAGATGGTTGCCGAGATTGACCGTGAGATAATCAACGACTTGATTATCGCGGCTAATATTCGTGCTAACCATAACTTTGCCACTGCAGCCGGCGCTTCAGTGAACTTCATTGATCGTAACATCGCCCTGCTCTATAAGACCCTTGAGGTGGCCAATATCATCCATCGGACTACTTTACGTGGTCCGGCTAACTGGATGGTGACCAGTGCGGATATCGCAAGCAAGTATGAGCAGTTGAATGACTTCCGTGGCAGTGATGCTTTGAGCACTGATGGTATTGACATTGGTATTACCAATGCTGGTACTATTCAGGGCAAGCTGAAGCTGTACAAGGATCCGCTATTCCCTAACTGCAAAATATTACTTGGCTTTAAGGGTAATAGTGCATTGGATTCGGGCTATTTCTACGCTCCATATATCCCGTTGCTCGCTACCCCAACTGTTCTTGATCCTAATAGCTTTACTCCTAGTCGCGGCGTGATGTGCCGCTACGGCAAGAAGCTTATAGAAGATGGTGGTCTGTACTATGGTACTATTACGGTGAGCAACCTGTAATATCAAGAAAAATAGTTTTTATGATACTTTGAACCCCCTGGTAAAACAGGGGGTTCTTTTTGTTTATTTATAATGGTAAAAAATTAATAAAGTTTATTAGATTATTAAAAAATTTATTATGACTGTGTATTATGTAAAGTTTTTAGTAAAAATTACAACAGTAAGGTAAAAAATTAATTTACATAAAATGGTAAAAAATTAATTTACATAAAGTATTTAGACAAATATAAAATGTATGGATATCGATGAAAGAAATAAAAAGTTATGTGATTTATATAAAAGTGGTATTCCTATGACTAAAATATCTAAAGATTATAATATATCTTGTACACAATTAAGTAGGATTTTTAAATTTTATAATGTTAAAAGAAAAAAATTTGAATTAGATAAGGATTATTTTGAAAATAATAAAGATAAAACATTAAGGCAAATTAGCGAGAAAAATAATATTTCTATTAAAAGAGTTCAACATTTATATAGAATTGCTTATAATAAAAAAATGACTAAAGGTACTGTTAATTTTTCTGGTAATGATCCTATAGTTAATCCTAATTTGATTAATAATAAAGAATGGATTTTTAATAAATATTGTATTAATAAATTAGGTACTCCATCTATCGCTAAATTATTAGCTACTAAATCATATTTGGTAATTAAAAAATTAAAAGAATTTGATATTAAATTAAGAGGTTATGATGATTCTAATGTAAAGAATCGACCTTCTAAAGATTGGTTAATAGAAAATTATGTTAATAAAAGATATTCTATTTCTAAATGTGCTAAAATATTTAAATCTGGATTTGATGCTATTTATTCTGCATTAAGGGATTATAATTTAGAGATTAGAAATGCTTCTGAACAACATATTGGTGATTTAAATGAATTTTATGGTAAATTTCATCCTATTGAAATTAAAAATAAATGTGCTGAAATTGGATCTTATTATGGGTCAAGATATTGGACTGAAGGTGATGTTGATCTTAAAATAAAGCTTGTTAGTGAAATTAGTAAAAAAATATGGAGTGATTCAAATAAAAGATCAGAAGCGTCATTAAGAATTGCTAAATTATGTTCTGTTGGTGGATGTAATTCTAAATATACTACTTTTATTTGTAAAGATGGTAATATTTTATTGCTTAGATCATCATGGGAAGAATCTGTTGCTAAATTATTAGATGATTGTGGTATTGTTAAAGAATGGAAATATGAACATATTTTAATAGAATATTTGGATGATGATGTAATTAGAAATTTTGTAGTTGATTTTTATGTTGAATGGATTGATGGAATGAAAACTTTAATAGAATGTAAAAATAAACATTTATTATCACAAGATAAAGAAAAATTAAAAATTGAATCATTACATAAATATTGCAATATTAATAATTATAAATATATTGTTATTAGTGATAAGAAAGATATTGTTAACATTAATAATGGATATAAATCAAAAGTTAAATGGATTAATAATAATTTATATGAAGTTCCTATTTCTGTTTGTGATGATAATGAATTATTTAGAGAATTAGCAATTCATGAAATTATCAATAAGATAAGTCCTTGGTCTGATATTGAATATACTGATAATGTTTTATCTAATGATTTAAATAATTTAATTAATGAAAATTTAAATGGATATATTAATAATGATTTTATTAAATCTACTGCTTCTAATAGTAATGGTATGCCTGGAAGAAAAATTATGACTCATTTTAATAAACATTTTTATAGAGTTCCTTTAAAAAATAGAGAATCTATACATAAGGCATTTGATAATAAGGATATATTATATAAATGTATTAATATATCAATTAAAGAAAGAGAATCTTTAAGTTTAGAAAGATTACTAAGAGAAATAAATTTTCATTATACTAAATATGGTAGGGCATCATATTTTGCACCTGGATTAGCTAGAGTTATTTATAAAAAATTTAATGTTTCTGGTAAAACAATATTTGATCCTTGTGGTGGATGGGGTGGTAGATTACTTGGGGCATGGCTTGAAAAATGTAAGTATATTGCTTGTGAATTATCTGATTTGTCATTTAATGGATTAATTAATATTTCTAAATTTGTTAATTTTGAATGTGAAATTAATAATATTTCATGTTTAGATTTTGAATGGCCAAAATCTGATTTAATTTTTACTTCTCCTCCTTATTTTAATACTGAAATGTATATTGGTGGTGATCAACCATGGAAAAAATTTAAATCAAATGATCAATGGATAGATGGTTTTGTTAAACCATTTATATCTAAAATTAATTCATTATGTATTTTATATGTTGATTGTTATATTAAAGATGATTTTGAAAAAATTAGAAAATTTGATGATGTTATAATTATTTCTAATAAAAAACATCCTAGATCTCATGGTAATTGTGAATTTTTATGTATTTATAATTATAAGTAAAATATATAATTAAATACAAGGAGATAGAATTGCCAAATCTTCCTGTTGGTACTCATTGTTTAGTTGATGGTAGTGCAGAATTTGATATTTTAAATGATGTTGTAAAACTTGAAGAAATTATGAAAAAATATATTATTCAAGGTGGTGCTACAATACTTGGCACTTTGCGACATAAATTTGAACCACATGGCTGTACAATTATTTTCTTATTATCTGAATCACATGCTTCTATACATACTTATCCTGAATATAAACATTATATGTTAGATATTTTTACTTGTGGAAATACTATTAATACTAGAAAAATTATGGATAATATTATTAAAGATATTAATAGTACTAATATTAAAATATCTGTTTTATCCAGATATTAAAATTTTAATCAAATGTTGTTACTATAATTGGTTTATCATTTTTTGTTGAAGATTTTACAGATTCAGTCATACCTGAATTATTTATTGTAGGTGCACAAGGTGTACAATTTATTGTTGAAGGAGGTGTAGTAGAATCTAAGTTAGATTTACGATTTATTGAAGGAGATGGAGTAGATTCAGTTGTACCTGGTCTGTAATATTGTGTATCTTTATCTTGTATACTAGCTGTTCCTGCAGGAGCACGATTATATGCTTGCATGTCCCAAATACCAAGATTCTTACCTCTCATATAATATTGACGTTCTCTAGTCAATCTATTTTGGGCATTCTGTATTTCATCATTGTACATAATTATTTCTTTTTTGGTTAATGGATCTCCATTAGTGAATGAGTATGAGAATGTATAATTTCTATGAAGACTAACAGTAAATCTTCTATAATTACCACATTTATCAATATCACCTTTATGCGCTATTAAAACATAATTAGATACAATATCAAATTTATGAAATTCAGTAGATTCACTAGATCCAGTAGATTCACTTGATTCACTTGATTCACTTGATTCAGTAGATTCACTAGATTCACTTGATTCAGATGATTTACTTGATATTGATGTGATAGTTGATGCTGATATTATTATTGTTGATGAACTAGTAGAAGAGAATGATTCTGATTTTGATGAGCTTGATGTTGATTCAGTAGTACTAGAACTAGATAACGATCTTGATGAGCTTGATGTTGATTGAGTACTACTTGAACTAGTATTAGTTGATAATGATTTTGATGTACTAGTTGATAATGATTTTGATGTACTAGTTGATAATGA